CCGAGGGCGCGGGCCGTGGCCTCAACCAGACCTCGATCCTCCTCCCATCGCGCGATGTCGTGGCGCTGCCCCTGGCCGTACCAGCGATTGGGTCCGACCAGATCCCACAGCTCCTCCCTGCTGATCGTCTTCTTGAGATCGGTCCACTCCCACTCGTTGCTCGCGATCTCGTCCTCCTGGTCCCAGGCCCCGATGGCCTCGACAATCTCCTCGGCCTCCTCCTGGGTCGTCTTACTCCAGAGCCCCCGCAGGTGGAGCTCCACCCGCTCGATGGCTTCCTCTCTCGTGATCTGTCGTTCGCTCATCTCTTCCTCCCGTTACCAGATTCCCAAACAGGCAATGCTCTCCCGCGTGCCAGCTTGCGTCTCGAAGCCGTCGTCTCTCCTGTGCGACGGATAACATGCGTATTCAAAGCCTGCTGCGCTAGCGCTCCCCATGCATTCGGGTGCGGAGGCTCACCGACTCCTCGCCGCAGACACTCATCCCGCCAGTCATCGGCGCAGAAGGTATCCCGCATGGCGGCTAGATCCTCCATCACGCGCAGGGCTCCGGCCCTCCACCTGTCATGCGCCCTCTGTAGCGTCTCCTGCATCAGGCGGTCGCGCTCTTTCAGGGCGGATTCAGACGGGCTGGGGATCGGCTGGCCGGTAAGGGTTAGTTGGGTCATGCAGAGGCTCCGGCCAGCAGGTCCATTTGATCTTGGCTATCGCGGTATTCCTTGAGGGCTTCCTTGACGTTCCGGACGGCCTGGACGTAGTAGGACTCTTTCAGCTCGATGCCCACGCCCTTGCGGCCATGCCACACTGCCGAATACACCTCCGATCCGACACCCATGAACGGCGTCACCACAACCTCGCCAGGATTGCTCCAGAGGGACAGGCAGCGGTCGATCACGTCGAGCTGTAGCGGGTGGACATGACGTTCGTCCTCCTCGTCTTTCGCTGCCTTGTAAGGCAGCACCCGATCAATCCTCACGTCGTCCCAGAAGGCACTCGCGTACTGTCGCCAGATCCAGTGCGAGTAGCGATTCTCGATTTGATTTCCTGTCCACCCTCGGTAGGACAACAGCTCGTGCGGGATCTCTCTCGCGCCAGCGTACTCGGTAAGCCCGTTCGGGTGCTCGATTGGCACCGGGTTCTCGCCCTTTCGACGGAACATCAGGAGGTAGTCGGCGGATGCGACGGAACACCGGCTGGAATCCTCGACAATCGACTTGTGCGCAAGGTTCTTCGCCATGGTCCGATTGCGTACCCCGAGTGGCTCCTTCCAGACCGCGTAGCGGGCCACGTAGCGGAAGCCGAGGCGCTCGTGCAGACGAATGATGTCACCAGGAAAATCGCGCAGATGGTCGCAGCCGGAATTCCCAGAGGGCACGTCCATGCAGTGAACGCCGGTCAACCGCCCCGGCATCGTGAGCCGGAACAGCTCGCGCACGACGAACTCGTAGTGCTCGAAGAATTCGTCGTAGCTGCGGCAGTTCGACAGGTCGCGTTCGCTTGAGCTGTAGTTGTATAGTCCCCCGAACGGAGGCGAGTAGACGGATAGGTGGATGCTTCCGTCAGGGAGGGTAGGCATCACCTCGCAGCAGTCGCCAAGGTAGAGCGCGTATTCTTTCGTGATCTCTTGCGACTTCACAGCCACAATGGCACCTCCGGTGTCGTGGTGTATGGATTGGTCCGCTCGATCCGCAGCGATTCATTCATGTGCTGGATTAGAGAATCGAACATCTTGTCGGCCTGCGCCGCCTTGCGCTGCAAGCTCAGCATCACGTCGGCCTCGCCTTCGGTGGTCACGATATCCACCGTGACCGGATGCTCTTGTCCGAAGCGCCAGCAGCGGCGAACTCCCTGGTAGTACTGCTCGTAGCTGTGCGACGGAAAGAACGTGACGTGCGAGCACCGCTGGAGGTTCAATCCCCAAGCACCGATCTTCGGCTTCGTGACCAGGACTCGAAGCTCCCCGTCCGCGAAGGCCCTCAACGTCTCCTCCTTCGCATCGTCCGAGTCGGACCCCTTGGCCTGCCGAGCGTCAGCGATCAATGACTCCAGCAGGTCGCCCTCGGCGTTGAGGTGGCACCACACCAGGGATTGATTGTCGTGCTCGACCAGGGAGGCGACATGCTTGCACCGTTCATCGATGGTGCGCCGCCTCTCCTCGCGCTGCTCTGCCAGACCGACAGCCGGGACGGGGAACAGCATCCCTTCGGGTAGCGAGTTCGCCACCACGACGTGCGAGCGCTCCTCAAGTGCCGGGAGAATGAACCGCCCATCATCGAAGCCGAGGTCCGATGGTCGCCGCACGGCCCTGGCCCACGAACAGACCCATTGCCAGAACGGCTGCTCGGCGTGACCGCGGAAGCGCCACTTGGGCGCTGCACCTCCGTTATGCCGCATCGTTCTCATGTTCGATGTTTGCTGGTCGTTTTTGAAGAATCGAGACAGCATGTCCATGTGGCCCAGCTCTCCAAGCGCCTCGCTGCTCGTTCCAAGCTCGATGTAGTCGTTCGGCGCAGCGGTTGCCGTGCATAGGAGCCGGTACGGCAGCGTGCGGAGAAACTCCGTCACCACTGCGCGGCGCACGCCGTTGAAGTTCTTGAGGATGCTTGACTCGTCGCACACCATCCCGGCGAAAGCCGAAGAATCGAAGCGGTCTACGCGCTCGTAGTTCGTCACGATGATGCGAGCACCCGGACGAACTGATCCATCCACCGACCGCTCGCACTCGATGCCGAACTTCTCAGCCTCTCTCAGCACCTGATAGCTGACGGCCAATGGGGTGGCAATCAGCACCGGGCGGTTCGTCTTGCGCACCACGTTCTCAGCCCATACGAGCTGCATCGGCGTCTTGCCCAGCCCGCAGTCTGCGAAGATCGCAGCCCGTCCCTTGCGGATTGCCCACTCGACCAAGGCGACCTGGAAATCGAACAGGAAGTCCGGCATCCACAGGGGATCGAATCCGCCGTCGCCGCAAAGATGGGTCTTCGCAGCAATGAAGTCGGCGTATGAGACAGTCACACCCGCCCCCCAAACAACCGCTGCCACCACGTCATGCGCTCCTCACCCACCGGCGACAGATCAGCTACCAGAGGATCAGGCTTCAGAATCGGCCAAAGGGTCGTGATATCCCCAACGGGCTCGCGAAACTCCTCCATGACTTCGAGCAGCTCTGCCTCCCGTTGACGAGCGAAGGCAAGCTCTTCGCGGAAGCTCCTCATGGCTGACTCCCTCCCCCTAAGGACCGGAGCGGCTGACTACCCCGGCCCTCTCCCGAGTGCTCTTGGCTCGGGGTCTGTTGAAGATCGGAGCTTGAGTCAGCCGCACTCCGTTGCATCCTCTTCGCTTCCGACAGGAGATTGATTCCGTACATCCTCTCCAGCTTCCGTTTCCCGCTGGCGTGGCGCAGGATGTGGCACGAACGGCAGAGCGGGATGGTGTCTCCATCCTTCCCGCCGCTTCCACGTGGTGGTTCATGGTGAGGATCGCTTGGGGCGCTGTGGCCGCAGGCGCAGCATGGCACAGCACGGCACAAGTCCGCCTGCGGTCCGAATTCAGTCTCCCGCCTACGATTGCGGCGCTTCGTGTTGACAGACTTGACAGGAGTGCGGCGTTTGAGCGGGGAGCGCTTCACGGTCCGGTCCTCGCAAGCTCTAGCTCGGCCTTGATCGCATTCGCCACGCTCTGAGTCGCTGAAAGCTGTGCCCTGCGAGAGCGGACATTCTCCAATGCCGCGACCTTGAATCCCTCGGCAAGATTGCGGGCAAGCTCTTCGTTCAGCGACCGCTCATGTGCTGATACCTTGCGGGTTTCTACCGCCCCTTCGGCCTGCATGTAGGCCACTGAGTAGGCCATCCGATAGTCCCTCTCAGCGTAGGCCCATTTCTCGGAAGCCTTGACCAGCTCTTCGTTGGCCTCCTCCAGGGCTTGCGACTTGGTGAGCAAATCACCCACCAAGTCACCGACCGTGATTTGCCTAGAAGGGGATATCGAGATCATCCTCAACGCTCCTCTTCTCGAAGGATGGACCGTTGATGTAGACGTTCTGGTACTCCCCCTTCGTGACCAGGTTCACTTCGACGGCGTTCCCCTTGATCTCATCGAGCAGGTCCGGCAGGTCATGGAACGAGGCGCTCTCTGGAATGCCCAGGCGCAGAAGATCGCGCTTGATGTACCCCATCCTCTGAGGGTCCGCAGAAGGCACCATCGTTTTCCAGATCCAGCGGTTCGCGTAGTCTCCAGAGGCGACCACCATGCCGACGAGGATCATCGGCTTCCCTTCGTTCTTCCCCTTGGAGACACGCTTGATCTCCGACCTCTCCACAGTGACACCGTAGGGTCCGTCAGGAAGGGCGGGGAAGTCTCCATCAGCGGGCACCTCGGCCCCCTTGAATGAGTCGTCGTACTGAGCCAGATCGTAGCTGTTCACTTGACCTCCTCCACGCGCCGTTTCATTCCGGCGATGATCTTGTCCATGATCTCTGCGGTGCAGTCCTCGAAGCTTGCAGCCTTTGCTCGCCGCAGTAGCTTCGCCTTCTGCTCTTCGGTCGTCCCGTCCTTCGAGAACAGCGCTTCAAGCTCGTTCAATTGGGGCTCCGTTGCCAGATCGACGGCATGTGAAAGCCGTTCCAACTCCTGTGCTCCGAGCCGCTCTGCAAATTCGCTGTAGCTCCAATCGAAGCGTTCGCCGTCCGTGAACTGCCCGAGCCGCGAGCCGCGAATCTCCGCAACTCGCTTCTCGCCCACGCGCCGCAACTCCACGATGAGGTCGAAGACGTAGGGCAGCTTTTTCCATGCATCAGGAGTCAGCTTGCCGGTCGCCTCTCTGGCGTCTCCGGTGCCTACGTACTCGGGCTTCGCGTGCGAGGTTACGATCACGTTCATGTCGAGCCGATCCACCAGAAGGAAGAGCCTCTTCATAAACTGATCAGCGTAGCCGTAGTGCTTCCCCCACGAGTCACCCTTGACGCGCTCGCCGGTTTCCAGCAGGTCCGTGTAGACCGTGCTGATCGGGTCAATCACCAGGGTCTTACGGTCGTGCTCGGTCGAGAGCAGAGCCCTGACTGCACCCAGCAGCTCATCGAATTCATTCGTTGAGAAGTAGTGCGCTTCTGCCTTTTTCATCAGCTCGACGTACTGAGGCTGCGTGGCGCCCTGCTCCGTGTCGATGAAGAACGATTGCGGAAACTGGCAACAGGCGGTGGTCTTGCCGACCTTCCAGTCACCATACAGGAGGAGCTTGAGGCGACTACCTGTGGGCTCCATGTTGGCTGCCGGAGTTCCCGGCAGTGTTGCAACTGCTTTCAGGTTCATGATTTGTCTCCCGTCTCTGTGCCGTTGTCGTGGCGCGTCTGATGTGTGCGCTCATTCCAGAGCGCGATATCTTTTATCACCACCTCCCAGCCTTCACCGCGCACCACAGCACCCACACGCATCCCATGCAACCGAAGGCACAGATCAGGGACACGAACAGCAGTTCCCACGTCGGCAGATCCCGTGCCCACAATATGCCACCGATGCTGCCGACGATGAACGAGAACACCAGTACCGATAGGTCTACCGCCACGAGGAGGGTGGGGACCGTTCCGGGCGAATCAGATCGGCCCCCCTGGGGTAGGAGGGTGGAGCGGATGTCTAGATCGCGTCCGCCCTTCGCCGTGGCGTGGTGTCCACTGACGGGCGCGAATCGGTGGGTGTGATTGCGAGAGTGAGGTCCGGTCATCAAGGAGACTCCTCTCCCCGCCGCTCGGCATACTTCCGGAAGATATCTTCGGTGTCTCGGAAGAATGTATTCAGTTTCCCCTCCAGCTCCGCCACCCGCCGCTCGGCGGCCTGAGCCCGACACCGCTGGCAGGGCTCTCGGGCCACCTTGTCCCGGCAGTCTGAACACCACGTCACCATCCGGTCCATCGCTCTGGCCTTGAGCCGCAGGAGATCCCGCTCCCGCTCGGCGGCCTCCAGGCGGTCCAGCAGGGCGGGGAGGGCGTTGACGGCGGACGCGATCAGCTCGAAGTCCTCGTGCTTGGCGGCAAGATCGGCGCTGTCGAGGGGCGACACTAGGACCGTCTCCCTATGCCCCTCCATCCTGCCGATGCTCGCGCACCGAGTCAGTCCGTCCTTGCACGGACCGTAGCCGTTGTACATCCCCCACGGTCCCGGCGTTGCCTTCGCCAGCAGCTCCCGCAGGCGGGTGGTGTCGTCAGTCATCACGGGCAACTCTCCTCAAGTATCGAAGAATGGAATCTTCTCCTGGCCTCATAAGCTGCTTCAGCG